CATGGATAAGAGCTTCTTGATGACAAAGACAATCACATACGGCATTGGCGGTTATGACGAGACTAAGCCTAATAACAACATCGTTGAAGAAATCGACATCCCGGAGGAAACAGAATGAACATGAAGAGAATGGGTAAATAATTCATGAATCGGGGGGATATTCTTCAAGAAGCAGCTCGACTCACAGCCAAAGACCGCCAGAACATCTACGGCGATCCAAGAACCAACCATCGCCGGATTGCAGATTTATGGACGACATATCTGGAGCACCAGATCACGCCACAGCAAGTAGCGATATGCATGGCGCTAGTTAAAATTGCACGTTTGATGCAGACGGAGATGGAAGACTCCTTCGTAGATTTAGCGGCCTACGCAGCCATCGCCGGCGAGATTGCGACAGACAAATGAACGAAATGATTATCCTCGTACCAACCAGAGGACGCCCACGCAACGCAGTCGAATTATTGGCAGAGCACGACAGCCTTTCAACACATTCAGACATCCTCTTCATTATTGACGCAAATGATCCAGAGCACGATGCCTATGAATACGAAGTAGGCAAAGACAAATGCATGACGATCGAGAACGAAACCCGGGGGATGGCTTACCCAATCAACAAGGCAGCCAGTGCGATTGTAAAGAAGGGCGAATATAAATACTTCGCCTTCCTTGGCGACGACCACCGCCCACGCACAGCCGGATGGGATGAGCTTCTCATCCAGGCAATGCAGAAGCGACCGTCAATGGCCTACGGCAACGACCTACTACAAGGCGAGCGACTTCCAACCATGATCGCGATGACCAGCGACATCGTCAAAGCGCTTGATGGCATGGTTCCGCCAAAGATGAAGCATTTATACCTTGATAACTTCTGGAAGAAACTAGGCCAGGATTTAGGAGCGCTGACTTACCTTGATCACGTGATCGTTGAGCACATGCACCCAATCGCCGGCAAAGCCGAATGGGATGAGGGATACAAGGAAGTCAACGCGAGCGAAATATATTCATTTGACGCGCTCGCTTACCAGAACTACATTCAGAGCGAAGCCTACGAATTGCTCAAGCGCAAACTAAGGCCATGAAGCAGCTCATCACATATTCGTTATACGGAAGCGAAGAGCGATACACGATCGGCGCGATCAAGAACGCAATTCTGGCAACTAGGCACTTCAAGGGATACACCCTGCGCTTTTACACCGGGGCAAGCGTTCCGGAATCCATCAAGCAAACATTGCAGCTCTTTCCCCACGTGCAGCTCGTAGACGAAGATGGGCCAGAAGACCACACAGCCAAACTCTGGAGATTTCAGGCTTTGGCAGATCAGGACTTCGACGTCGTTCTAAGCCGGGATGCGGATGCCAGACTGACGCACCGGGAACGGATCGCACACGAAGAGTTTCTAGCAAGCGGCCTCGATTTTCACATTATGAAAGACCATCCCACAGGCCATAATTACCAGATCAGCGCTGGCATGTTTGCAGCTCGAACTAGGGCCATTCCATATTTCATACCACCAGAAGCCCAGAATTACTACACGCAAGACCAGGACTGGCTAGCGGCCCATATTTGGCCGTTGATCAAGGGAGCAACCCTGATCCACGATGAGAGCTACGAAACCCCCACAGAAGGAAAGAGCAGACGCCGGCCATTCCCGATCGGCAAGAAGGCAACCTTGCACCACATAGGGGCGGCTTTGGAAGCAGACGACCGCTTCGTTTTCAGCGTTGACCAGGCGATGGCAAAGGGCGAATCAGGAAGCGACAAATACCTGGCAGAATGGCTCATATGAAGATTCTAATAACAGGAGACGCCGGCTTCGTTGGCCGCGCCTTCCACAGAGCGCTCGATGGCAAAGGCCATGAGATCACCGGCATCGACATCGCAAACGGCATCGATTGCAGGGATTTCTTCAAGAAGGACGACATCACATACGACGTCGTTATTCACCTCGCCGCAATCGTCGGGGGCAGGGCCACGATCGAAGGAAACCCTTTGGCCGTTGCCAGCGACCTCGCGATCGACAGCGACATGTTTCAGTGGGCGGTAAGAACAAAGCCAAAGCATCTCGTCTACTACAGCAGCTCGGCGGCCTATCCAATCTACCTGCAAAGAGCCGCCTACCAGCAACGACTTCGAGAAGGCGACATCAACCTCGACCACATTCGCACCCCAGATTTCAGCTACGGATGGGCCAAACTGACAGGCGAAACCCTGGCCCGATACGCCAGAGCAGAAGGCATCAAAGTCAACGTCCTGCGGCCATTTAGCGGCTACGGCAGCAATCAGGCGCTCGATTATCCATTCCCATCCTTGATCGCACGCGGCAAGGCCAAACTCGATCCATTCGAAGTATGGGGAACAGGCGAGCAAGTCCGCGACTTTATCCACATCGACGACGTGGTCGCAGGAACCTTCGAAGCGATCACAAACAACATCGAAACTTTGAACCTTTGCACCGGGCGAGCGACTTCATTCATCCAGCTCGCAGAGATGATCATGCTGGCCCAGGGATACCTCGCACCGATCAAGAAACAACCAGGCAAACCAGCCGGAGTCGAATACCGAGTCGGTGACCCCACAAAGATGCTGCAGATTTACGAACCGAAGATCAGCCTGGAAGAAGGAATCGCCAGGGCGCTCAGAGAATAAAAATACCCCCCACAGCCAGGAAACAGGCGATGGGGGGCATTTCTTGCTAAAGGAGATCGGATGGATCCCGGATAGATCGCATCTCCTTAGCAATGGCCCGATTGCCCCAATAAACCAGGAACCAATCAGGAAGAACAGGAAGGCGCAGCTCTTTCTTTGGCAGCAACACAATCAGGAAAGACCACAGGCCGAAGAAGAGGCCGAAGGAGAACCAGAACCAAATCCGGCGGCCGTATGCCAGCGCCAGAATTCCGGCAGCAGGGGCAATGGCGAGATTCCACCAGCTCATCGAATGTAGGCCTTCAGAGCATCCACAATCACTTCGCTGACCGATTTCTCATCGGCGGCAGCTTTGGCCTTTACAGCTGACCACAGGGAATCGGACACCCGGACGGAACGCATTTTCTTAGCGGCCATTGGCAATCACCTCGTCGATCATGGCGGAGCAGGATCCGTAACCGGAGCCAGTCCAGCAGACATCGCGAGTGGCATACGTGAACAGACTGGCTAGCAGCAGGCCGATCACGATCGCCACTGCGCGACGACGACGCACGAACTTCGGATCCATCTTCATCATTTCAGACTCCTTAACGCTTCAAGATAGGAAGGAAGCGAAGCCAGGGTATTCACCATGACCGCCTCCATGAGCTTGTCATCGCCAGATTCGACGGCAGCCAGCAGATTATGCGAAGCCGTATACATCGCATCACAGATATCCGTATGAATTGCTTTCATTGCACCCATTTATTTCACCTCAAATTCTGAATTCTTGCGAGCGCAGAAGACGCAGACATTGATCCAGTAGCGCTCGCCATTTGGATGTTGATATTGGCGCTTGTAGAGCGCCTGCAAGCGACCATCGCAGGCATCACAATCAGGAAGACCGGCAACCTTCATCTGGGGCTTATTCATGATCAGCGACCGCCTTTACAATTTCGCAAGAACGATGGGATTTTTTAACAGAAAAACCTTCAACGGCAAGCACTTCGGTAAATTGCTTCTCGATGGCTTCAATCTTCGCGCTATCGCAATAGCCATAAACTTCAAAATAAACGCCATCGCAAAGCTGCCAGACGCTCACGCCTGTTGCAATGGATGGGTACATACGCCTTGTTGCATCGACGTATCCGATGCCGTTCTTCTTGATCAAGCCGCGCACCTTTGCAGTTGAGATGACTGGATTATTTCTACGCATTATGCAACCGCCTTCTTCTCAAGAATCTTTTCGATTTGCTGAACCGCTTCAGCTAAGGTTGAAGCAAGAACTCTTTCCTGATCAACACGAAAATCATAAGGCAATGAATATCTTCCGGAGCCTTTAGCAATGTGGATTCCTTTGTAATAATAAGCAGTACCCCATGAACCTTTGAACTTTTTAATTCCTTCTGGAAACTTAGACATTAGATGCACTCCCCCACCGGCTGAGACATCCGCTCCTTGCCGATAAGAGAACTTTCCCATACGTCAAGACAAATGACCAGCCAAAGACACGCATAATTCCTGTGGGTTTTATCCACAGCCCTGGCCGATTGAGCGTGGCAAGGCCCGGCCGGAGCGCAGCTCGGCGTGGCGCTGGCCAGATGTCACCGGCGGATGTCACACTAAGCAACGACAAGGCCGCAAGGCCCCAATAAACCAGGGGGAACCAGATGGAGCTACAGCTCATCATCGGAGCAGGGATAGCAGCTTCAGCTGCGATCACTGCGATCCTTCTTCGACTTCAAGACGACCCAATCGAAGAACAGATCAGAGAAGCAATGCAGTACGAAACAAAGCAGAGCAAAATCAAGAAGGCGATACGAGCATGAACTATCGCGATCCATTATTTTCAGTGCATGGCAACGACGGCCGCCTTGCGATTTATTTAGAAGAGCGAGATGCCGTTCTTGATTTGATTGAAGAAACCGGAAAAGAAGTCCACGCAGACTACATCGCAGACTTGGCCGTTTACGGCAAGGTTGAAAATCTCAAGACGGCTGATGGATTTGACCGTTATGCAAAGCATCGTGAAAAATTAGATGCAACAGCGATCCAGATCGCAACGATGACAGAAGACGAAGCTCTTACATTGGCAGAACAAATCCTGATCACAGTTCGATCGATGCGATCACCAACGACGCCACGATTCGAACTTGTAAAGTAAATGGCAAATCCAAACGGACGCAAAGGCGCACTCTTCGAAACAGATGTAATGAAGTGGCTGCGTTCAGTTGGAGCAATTGCAGAACGACTCACAAAGGCCGGCAGCAAAGACGAAGGCGACATCGTCGCGATTGTTGCAGGCAAGACATACATTCTGGAATTGAAGAACCGAAAGAATATATCGCTTCCGGCGTTCTGGGATGAAGCAACGACAGAAGCTGCAAACTATGCGAAAACCAGAGGACTCGAGCAAACTCCACCGGCATACGTCATAATTAAGAGACGCAACGCCGGGATTGAAAAGGCCTGGGTAGTTGAGAATTTAGAGCAATGGGCAAAGCGCCATGATTAGAACGACAGAGTTCCTGCCATTCGTTCCGCTATTCGAGAATGCAGCATGTGCGGATATAGAAGACAAGAATTTATTCTTCCCAGACGGGAAATCCGATGAGACAGATCGTCTCCCAGTCCTTCGCAAGATTTGCAAGGGCTGTCCAGAACGAAGGGAATGCTTGGAGTACGCAATCAAAGAAGAGATCCCGTATGGAATCTGGGGTGGCAAGACGCCATCTGAAAGAGGACATAACCTGCAAAGGGATGAGAAGAAGAGACGCAATCAACGCGTCATCCAACTTCGAAATCAAGGAATCTCGACAGACGAAATCGCCAGAAAAGTAGGCATCAGAGTGACCCAGGTTTATCGGATCTTCACTGAAGCAAACAAGGCGAGAAAGCGAGAAGACCAATCAAACCAAATCAGAAATACCAGATCCGCCGCCTCATCTTCGTCATTGGAATCTCAACCATGATCAGCACGATCGCGGCCGGCATATTTCCAAACACCCCGGCAAACCCGGTGGTACTCGAGCAAAGGACAGCGATGCAACACATCGATCCGAAGCAGCTCGCTCAAGAATTGCTGCAGCCACAGCAATACAAATGCTTCGCGCAGTTAATCGGCAAGGAGAGCGCGTGGCAATCCGTCAATAACCCACAAAGCTCTGCAAAGGGCGTGGGTCAGCTCCTTGCCGGCACTTACCGCAATCTAGGGATGCGACACCCGGAATCCAAAGTAAGCCAGACGATCGCAGCACTAGCCTATATCGGACGACGATACGGATCCGGTGGCCCCTGCGCCGCCTGGACACATTGGAAACACATGAAAATAAAGACCGGCTACGGCTGGTATTAGGGGGAAAAATGACAATCGAAATAGAACACAAAGTCGTGGACTTCGATGACGCGGTCGGCCAATGGCTGCGCCAATACAAAGAAGCCCAGGACGAAGTGAAGAAGTGGCAGGAAGTAGCAGACATCGCACGATCGCACCTTGAATCAGCGATGGGCGAAGCCGAAACAGCCATGTACCAAAATCGGCCCGTAGTCAGATGGACATACGTCGAGAGCAAACGATTCGACACGAAGAGAGCACGCGAGATCTTGCCACCGCAAGTGATCGAAGTTCTCGAAACCATTTCGACCAGCAGACGATTCACGATCGTAGAGCAGGACTAATGAGCCTGCCCACTATCATCCCAAACCCGGGCATTACAGAGCCGCCCATCTTTACGCCCTACGAAGACGACGAAGAGGACGACGAATAGATGTTCGTATCACCGCACGCTCCAGGGAAGGCACTCGGCGACGAGTTGGCCGCGATCATAACGAAGGCCGGCACATGGACACCAAGATCCAAACAGATCTACATCGGCCCATCAGAAATCGGACATTCATGCACCAGACGGATCGCTTACAAGCTCCTCGATTGGGATAAACCGAACGAGATGCCAGGCGGCGGCAACTGGGCAGCTCAAGTCGGAACAGCGATCCATGCGCACCTGGCCGAAATCTTCGGCAAAATTGAAGACTTCGAAGTCGAACAGAAGGTCACCATTCGAGCCAATCTCACCGGCACAGTGGACTTATTCGATAAGCGGCGCGGCATTGTTATGGACTGGAAGACGACAGGCAGCACAGGCCTCGAGAAGCGACGCAAAGAAGGAGCTACGGATCAGCAGCTCGTCCAAGTGCAGCTCTACGGATACGGCAAAGCGCAAGAAGGCGCAGAGGTCAAACAGGTCGCCCTGATTTATTTACCGACAAGCGGCAGCCTTGACGACATGCATGTGGAACTTCACGATTACGACGAAAGCGTTGCAATCGCAGCCCTGGCCAGACTCGATACCGTTTACGGATTGCTTGCAACCGTCGACGTCGAGAACAGCCCGGAACTTTGGCCATTGATACCAGCAAGCCCCGATCGGCTTTGCAATTACTGCCCATACTTCCAACCATTCAGCACAGATTTATCAAAGGCATGCAATGGGGATACCAATCCATGATCGAGAAAACAATCTCGGACATTGCAAAGGAAATCGCGGAAAGCAATCCGCCTACAGAGTTGGAAAACCAACAATCAAGTAACACCAAGACAAAGGGGGAACGAGAATGACATTCTCGGAACTTGCAACAGGCGGCGACCAGCCAAAGGTCGCAGATCTAGCAAACCAATTGCTGATCATTGAACCAAC